AAAGGTTCCGTATATCTGTTGGTAAGATACTGGGTATCTGTTACAGGGGCGTTATCCGTAACCTGATACCAGATTTCGTCTCCGTTTGAAGCGGAAATATAACAGTAACCGTCCTGGCTCCATATATCATTGATTTTACCTACTACGGCGGCGCCTACTACGGTCCATCCTGTAGGTATTGCGTTTACTCCGAATGCGTTGCTGCCGTTAGGCCAGTTTGCTTCCCTGTTCACTACGAAAGTACCTTCCGCAGCTACGTTCCTTACCCAGTTGGCGCTGAAGTTTCCGTTAGGCGTATTCTTGAACATAGCCTTGATATAGCAGAGTGAAGTACAGTTTTCGAACATGTTAGCATAACATGAGGTCATACCTGATACGTTCTCTACGTCAAGGTCAGGGGCTGTCCTTAAATTGGTACATCCCTTGAACATTGAATTCATACAGTTCCTTGCAAGCGTACTTGCACCGATTACAGGGGCTGTCATAAGTGAAGTACAGTTTTCGAACATGCTTAAATAACATGATTCGGCAAGTTCTGAAGCGGTTAAAGGAAATACGTTCTTAAGCGCTGAACAGCCGTAGAACATCCTTTCACATGAGCTCGTACCCATCGCTTCATATCTGAACAAGCTGTTATGGACGTCTTCAAGTGAAGTACATCCTTCGAACATACCTGAGAATACCCTCGGGAGAGCAGTTGCGGCAGGTGTCTGTATCCTGATTGAAGTAAGGCTTCTGCAGTTCTTGAAACAGGATATGAAAGCGCTTGAACCGGCACTTATAAGATTCAAATTACCTGTTGATGCAAGCATTACGCAGTCCTGGAAGGCCGATGCCATACCGGAAGACCTTACTGTTTCGAAATCGTATACAGGACCTCCTTCAAGCCTTGAACAGCCGTAGAACATCCTTGTCATACCGTTTTCTGATACGGTGTCTGTGTTGATCGTGAAAGCGGCCTCCCTTAAATCAGTACATCCGTTGAACATATCCTGCATCATTCCGTTAGGCATATTTGATATATTAACCGTAATACCTGAAGCGTTTACAAGGTTTGTACAGCCCCTGAAAAGACCTGAATAATTCAAGTCTTCCTTACCGATGGCGTTACCCTTAACGGTACTTACGTCACCTGCTATAACGGCCTGTCCCGTGAATCCGGTAAACTTTGATACGCTTCCCTTGAAGAAGTATTTTACGTTCATGTCAAGACCGTTGATTAATTGTGATCCGGAACTTCTCCAATAAGGATAACCTTCCGCTGCATAATATAATGTACCTTCAAATGAAAGTGCTGTTATACCTTTGATACTGAACCAGTTACCGTCTACGAACGGTTCGTCTGTATCAGCGCCGTTACCGGGATTCTGTCCGTTATATTCACTTCCTGAACCGCCCCCTGCTTCATCGTAATAAGAACAGGACTTGGTAGCCACGTCTGAATAAACACCCCTGTTGATTGCTGCTGCCTTAACGACTGTAAATTCTGTTATGTTTATACCGAGTGCGGGATTATATGTAACGCCGTAGCTTCTCGGATCTGACTGGTCCAAAGTATATCTTACTTCGAAATCGGATGAAATGGTAACCGTATTATTCTCCTGTACGATAATAGGTTTAGCTGGTTTGCCTTCCGTTGTATTTCCGTTAGGCCAGTATGTATAAGTAGTTATATTCCTTGAATTTACGTTGTTCTTTACAGAATATGCATATAAGTCTGTCCTTTCAGACAAATTGAATGTAACCGCATTAGAAGAACCTTCCGTATAGCTTCCTACTGAACCTCTTCTATACCATACCTTGGAACCTGAAGTGGTGCAGTATAAAGTAACCTTGGTGCCTTCTTCAATGAACTGTACGTCAGCGGGTACGGTCGTATCTAAATCGGCGCCGTATCTGTAAACGAGTTTCATCTTTGAATAATAACCATCCTTCAAAGAATAAACATATATAATGAAATATCTCTTTTCTACCTCGAAAGTATCGCTGTATTCCCTGTAATAACCGTCTGCTTCGTCTATTGAATAGAATATCCTTGCATTCTCCGTAGCGCATGTAAGCGTAACGTTTGCACCGCCTGTCGTAGGGGCGAAAGTACAGTATACGTTAGCAGGTCTTAAACTGTCGATATCGGCGTCATGTGAAATAGATAAGCTGTTGTACTTGGAATATTCGTTGTTCTTAACGCACATCGCCTTGATGTTTGACATGGAAGCGGTTACAAGTACGGGACCGTAATATATGTTCCAGTCGCCTCCGTCGATGCTGTACTGTATAGAAGCGCCTGAAGTAGATGTAGATATGTATAATTTATTATTGTCCTGATAAATGTCAGGAGGAAATGCGAAAGCTATATTTCCTGATTCGGTAATTTCAGGATCAGAATAAATCTGTTTAGGTGATTCTGAACGTCCGAGTTTTGCCCAATAATAAATATCTTCTGATTCTGATATGATAACGGGACCTGTATATAATGTAGGTACACCGTTCTCACCCAGACTGAAATAAATCAATGCTTCGGTCTGGGATGTCATAATGGAGAAAGTATTGTCAACATAGGTAAGTACAGGTACTTCTACTTCTGAAGCGCCTTCATAGGCTTCGTCCGCAGCGTCTTTACCGTCCTGAAGTCCTATACTTTCCACCTGTTCTATTATACCCCTTAAATAATCAGGATATTGCTCGAAATTGTCGGCTATATCAGGTTCGATATACACGTTCATTTCGTCTTTCATTATAAGCCTGTAGTTGAGTACGTCCCTCATAATGTCGGTAAGTATCTCGGTAGTGAACTTGTCGTAATGCGTGTAGTTTACCGTGTAATCCAATAAATCCTGAGGACCTGCAAGCCAGCGGCTGTTTCCGGTCAAAGTATACCATCTGTCATGGTAACCTTCCCTCCAGCCGGCGTTGTATGACTTTGCAAGCATGTTATGTATAGAAACAGAATATCTGGCGATATTGTCGTTTTCACCTAAGATATCCTTGATTTCATTCTTTGTAACCAGTATCTTGTTTAGTATTTCAAGTAAATCCATTTATACGGCGTAATTATATTTTTTCATATAATTTAAAATAGAAGTTTCATGTAATTGAATCAAAGATTTCTTGCCCTCTTCTGACTCCAAAAACTTAATATCTTCCTTGTTCGTCATGAACATGTGTTCGACCAAAACCGCAGGCATGTTGGTATGTTTACATACATAGAAGTTACATTCATAATAGCCCGTCTGAGGTATATACCTGTTGCCTTCAAGCTGCATCATATGTGCGTTATCCGCGTAAATCTTACCTAAGGCCTTTGACTTGGAAGAACCGTCCTTGTATACATGCGTTGTAACGCCTGAAGCGTTGCTCCATGTATTGCCGGGACCTGCATTTACATGTATTGAAACATAAATTGAATCGATGTTGTTGAACTTAAGTGTCTTTGCAAGTATATTGGCCCTGTCGCATCTGGCCTTCAACGTAACGTCGTTTTCTTCAGGTACTATTATATCGTTGTCGATACCTATTTCATGAAGTCTGTCTGACAGCATTTTGGCGAAATCCCTGTTCCATTGGTATTCCCTGAACTGTCCGTCAGGACTTCTCTTTCCAGGCGTGTTTACACCGTGCCCTGGATCTATGATTACAAATAATTTATTCATATCCGTTTAAGTCATATTTATAATTCTCCATCTGTCCGTATCGGTGGCCATTAAAGTACATGAACATACAGGACCGCCTGAAGCGCCGAAGTAGAATGAATTTAATTCCTGATATCCGTTGAAGTTTAATTCTATCTTACCGTTTCCCTGTGCCGCTATTGTAAGCCTGGTACTGTCAACATTTACCCAGCCGAGAATGGTAATTTCTCTGAACTTACCGAACTGTATAGGATCTGGAAGCGTTACGGTATAGCTTGAATGAGGAAGCGTATTCTCACAGAATATTATTTCGTTCTTAAGTCCGAGCTGTTTGTCGTTGTTTACTGACTGGGCGGCTTTCTGTATATAAAGACCCCTTGTGCTGTCCATGGTAATATAATTACCGTCCCAGGCAAGCTCGAATGCGTCGTCTGCCGCATACAGCCATCTGGAGTTGTTGTTTACCAATTCGATACCGTTTGTACCTATTGTAAGCTTGTGTCCTCCTGAATCGGAAGAACCGCTTGATTTGTCTATATGTGATTTAACGGTACCTGTAAGGCTGCATTCTACGTTATAGTAATAGTTCTCATAGTAATAACCGCATGCTACATAGGCGTATACCTTATAACCGAAATTGATGTCAAGCGTATATGTACCTGATGACTGTACTATATAGTCGTCAAGTATTTCACTGAGTGATATTACTATATCCGCGCTGTTATCGCCTGACGTTCTAGGAGTGGCCGTACTTGTCCTTACGGCTACGCCGTTCTTCTTAAGGGTCCAGCTGAATGAAGTAATATATTGTCTGTTAAGTCCCCTTGTAGCATCCCACATCCTGCCGCAAAGCCATGTGTTGATGTTGAGGTTAATAAGAAGGTCCCTTAAGTCAAGTGCCGTACCTGCTTCAAGGTATCCTAAATTGGCGCTTGTATTGAAGTAAACGATATAGTTGTCAAGCTCGTATTTATATACCCAGCTGTACCAGAAAGGACCGTCCCAGTCTTTCCATTTATCATACGTTATATATTCCCTGTTAGCTGTCTTCCAGTCATATATGTAATTGAAAGGTTTGTTCGATACGTCAATCTGACTTTCTGAGCTGCCCTTCTGCGGTATATTGAAAGGAGTGATTTCTACTCTCTTGGTGCCGAGGTTGTCATATAAATTAAGTGTATCGTATGAACCGCCGGAATGCTGTCTCAAATCAACTGAACCGACTAATGTAATGGTAGAATTTTCACCGTCAAGATGAATACCGACCGCTTCAAGACCGCTCTTAACGTCCATTATCATCATGTTGATTCTTTCGTTGATATCAACATAAGTATTATTGTAATTGACTAAGAATGAACCTATAAACTCATTACCGTTAGACGCGATACAGGTCTGTCTGAATCTTGAAATACCGCTGAACTGGTCTATATGTGAATACTGACCGATACAAGGTGCAATAAGTTCCGGATCCAAACATTCTATTGATGAAATCAAAATGGCGTTCTGTCTTGTCTCGTCGTACATATGGCCAAGACAGGCAAGTGAATCGCCTTCTGAAAGGATGAAGTCAGGATAATAACCCACATAACCGAACTGCCACTGTGTCTTCTGTGAATAATCGGTATTGACACCTGCGTCTACGTCTTTGTCCATACCGGATTCGGCCGTTACGGTTGTACCGTTATTGATTATATCCGCTTCTTTATCTGTTACAGGAATATCGGTTTCAGTACTTAAATCCGTCTTTTCAAGTGTCAATTCGTTGTCTAAATCGATTACAGGTACGTCCTTGGTAACGGTATCACCGTAATTAAGTATGTCTCCTTTATGATATACTATATCTCCTGTAGATTCGTCTATTACGTCATCTGATACGATAAACTTTCTTTCAATGAACGTATCTTCAGCAAGGGTAATCTTGTTCTTAACGGTATTCTTTACCTTAAGACCGTATTTAGCATCGTCGTTGATACCGCTTGCTGCATCAGCCCAGCTTCTTGCCTGCGTCAATTCAAGACCTTCAGGATCATCCTTAATTGTATCGGAATAGGTACCGTCTATAATCATCTGTGCTACGTTTGCTGCAGAACGTCTTCCTGTATCTGTAGTTACGGCCGTTTCACCTGTAAGGGCTTCGTTCAACATCTGCTGCGCCTGTTCGACATAATCGTTATTGTCATAAAGGTTGTCTGAAGCCTGTTTGCCTGTAATGTCATAAACCTGGTCGTCAAGGCCTCTGATCTTGATTACCTGTTCCATGATAGAAGTCCATTCTGAGTTTTCGAAGTATTCAGGCCATTCTATGTTGCTTGTACCGTCAAGGGCTTCTTGTGAAGTAACCTTAAGTTCAAGTGCGTCCGTAATCTCTGTATATCCCTTAGGATAAACAGGCGTTGAACCGTCAGCGAACAAAATGGTACCCAAAGGATAATTATGTCCGTTTACGTCCCTTAAAGTATAGGCTATGTCTATAAAGAAAGCAGGATAAGAATTTCCTTCATAATCTGAATATTCACCTTCACCCGTGTTGCATACAAATGTCCAATAATCCTTATTACCTACGTTCCTGTAAACACCAGGATCGATATTGAAAGACTTACAGCGCATCATGTCGCCTATCTGACACTCATTCTTAATGGCTTTGTTTCCGTCGTCTTTCCTCTGCCATAACCTTCTGCATCTGATATTCTCTACGTTATTTGCCGTCAATATGTTATAAATATCGGCACGTGAAGAAATAAGGTTGATAAGCGGATTATTGTCAGAAGCGTCGAATATATTGTAATTTACGGATCCTCCTACGAAATCTACATGGAACATTGAAGGAGAAACAAGTATTGTACCTCCCTGGGCCTTTACCTTATCGACAATAAGCTCAAAGAAATGGGCCGCACCCTGTACTTCAAGGTTCATTGTAGTAAGTGTATCAGTAACGTTCAAGTCTCCGTTTACCTGTATACCTGTCTTTTCAAGACCGTCTGACTCAGGAAAATCGGTAATCCACTCGAATGCAGGTATCCTTGTCCATCCGCCTGCACCCTGTAAGAACCATGTATTCTGTCCAGCAAGAGGTGCAGGTACCATACCCCTAACACCGTCTTCCGTACGTGTAGCACCCCTGAAGTCGGGAAGTGAAGACATCTCAACGCCTACCTGGTTGTTAGATGAATTATATATACTGGTACCGCCTATTACATCCTTGTCATATATGATACCGTATTTGTTTCTTGGTTGTTTGTTACGGTCGTAAACGTTATATATTCTCTGATTTGCCATTAGAATGCTATAAACTTAATTTTATTGTTATTTTCTCTGAAATCAAATGACTGAGTATCAATCATAAAAGTACCGTCAAGTTCTCCGTCTCCGTCATTGTTTCCTGGTTTTGAGAATTTCTGATAAGGTTTGAAATAACCTTTCATGTTTCTGTTATATATTACCTTCCTGTCTGAATGGTGGTCAAGGTAAAGGTCTACTATATTGTATTCCTGTTCTTTATCAGTATCTCCCGCTACATGCTTCAATGAAGCAAGGTATCCATTGTTTGTAGATACATAGCTCCTTGAAATAGGTTTGTCTTTAATGGATGTGTTAATTTTACATGTAAGACCGTCGAAATCCTGTACATAGGCGTCGTCTATATAACCGATATATACCTTGTCTGTAGTATTGGAATCTTCGTGGTTGTTCCACCATACGGATGTGGCGGTATAAATATAACCTAATTCGAAATCCTTACAGAATATTACAGGTATACAGCCTGTACCGAATGATACTTCACCGCCAGAAAAGTATTTGTTCAATCCGTCAATCGTTTCAAGAGGAAGCATCAAAGGTGAATATATAGTAAGCTTCAATGAACCGAATGAAGGATCTGAAAGCTTCTCACTGTCGATAGGAATTGCATAACAGTCTTCTCCTACCTGGTCCTTATATGTAGTGTTGCTTACAACGTCCATCCATGTGAATGCAGGTACATATTCGTCACCATCATTGTCAGGATTATTGTTATAGTTAAGATAAAATGTTGATTCAGTTGAGGTCCAGCTTGTACCGTTCCAGTACTTGTCTCCTACCTGGAGCTTCATCTTCCACATCTGGAATCCCTTACCGTAATTAGGATTACTTTCACTTCTTACTGAGAACCAGCCTCCTACCTTTATATCGTTAGGTACATTTGACATTGATTTGTCGATAGGAGTAGTAGCATACCATCCTTCGTCAGAATTAATGATGGTAAGTACCTTGGTCTTCTTACCGTCTTTGTATTCACATCTGCCCTGGTAGAATAATGAACCTTTAATCGTAATCCATGATTTACCTGTAGAAGGCTTCCACTGAATTATTTCAGGTATGGTATATTCCAATACAGGATGTTCCATTGTATGAATCTGTGCAAGAGGTATACTCTCCATAGTAGGACCCATAATGAAGAAAGTAAGTATATCCGACCAATCGATAGAGCTAGGTACGTTGTTAGGATGTGATTCATCTACATAAGCGTAATGCTGTAACAAACAGCAGTGCGTGTTAACAGTCTGAATGGTCTTACTTCCTTTCCAGGGTCTCTGTTTAGGATTATTAGCGGTTGCGGCGCTGTAATAACCTTCTTCATATAAAGGATTATCTGAACTGCCGATATATGAACCGTCTGACATATTATAATACTTGTGTACCCAGCCTGATTCAGGTTTCAACCTACATAAGGTCTGATAGTCTGTACCTTCAAGATATTCCTTGTTATCGTCCCATTCCCACCATAAGAATTTTCTTCTTCTTACTGTTGACCATTTTGATTTATCTGCACCTAAATCTTTCTCTTCCGTAATAGAAATATGAGTATCGTCGTCGAAGATATCGGGACTTATTTCATCTATCTTGTAAAGGTTATCCGATACTTCGATCTTATTATAAATATCATCGATATCAATCTTTGACTTACCAGGAGCCATATTGTCTACCGTTATATCAGTCAATGATGCAGGTGAATCATAATAACCGTTTGATTCTGAACTTTGTATATCATATTTATAATATTTTACAGAACCTAAATTCTCTGCCCTGTAGTCGATTAACCATACGTCGTCTCCGTCAGGAACCAATGACCAGCACATGAACTTACATATCTCTTCAAGTACTTCATACTGTGTCCAAGGAGTCCTTTCCTCGTTATCGTCAAGGAAGTTTGTACTTGATACGAATAACTTGTCAGCTACTGTTTCAGTAATGGCGTTTGTATTGATATGTGTATAATCGGCAGGAATATATAAATCACCCCTGTAACCGGCTGGTTTCAATATACTTAAAAGAATATCCAATAATGAATTATACTGACCGTTATTGTCCCATTTAAAATCTTTACATGTAGATACTGCGTCAACCGCTTCGAGCTGAATCTTATCCAAATAAGTGAAGTCCTGTGAATAAGATACAGGTTTAAGATAACCGAAGAAGTAATTCTTGATTATATTGATATGGTTTACATCACCTTCATGACCTGTTTGATACTCGAACTCAAAAAGCTTTACATGAGTACCCCTTGAAGTAGGTTCATAAAGGTCAAAATAATAATCTTTTGATACTATCTCGACAGTTAAGGAACGTGATTTAATAGGAGAAAAAAGACCCTTTGAAGAAGTCTTTAATATAGCAGGACTGTCACTTAACATTAAGTCGACCTCCTGAGCGCCTGTAGGCGTACTGATTTCTATACCGTAATGTGTTCCTTCCCTGTTATTGAAATAACCGTAAAAATTCATTATATGTTATTCATTTTTTTATTGTAATTTTCAAGTACTCCGACAAGGTTATCACCTGTTACTACAAACTCTACCTTACCGTTTACCCCTGCAGGCTGGTATGTATTCTGAACTACAGGACTTGAATTCATCTGCTTCCATAATTTCTCTTGGTCTCTCTGATTAACGATAAGTTCACCTGAATTTAATCTTGCAAGAATCTTATCGCCGTAGTATGAATTACCGCCTACGATACCACCTTCTGCGAATCCCTTAATTGCGGATACGGCTGCAATAACACCTGCGATCAATGTAGCCAATGCAACACCTGCAAGTACCCAACCTACAACAGGAATATCAGCAACTGACTTGGCACCCTTTGTAGCGGCTGCAAGACCTTCTGCAGCACCTTCCGTTATAGAAGCACCGGCTGATGCTTCCTTAACTCCTATTGAAGCGGCTTCTGCTGTTGTATCGGCAATAGTAGCCTGTGTGTTCTTTCTCTTTGCTGCGGTTAGAAGTTCAGTAACCGTAGCTACAACGCCCATTACTGTTGATACAGCCTGCATTATTGATTCACCTACACGGAATACTGCGAAGAACTGATCCCAACCGTCTGCATCAGGATCTTCCATAGTTTCCTGAAGACTGTCGAAAGCGGATTTAATACTGCTAATTGCACTTATAGGTGCTGAGAATACGTCTGTCCATGTCTCGATCTTACCCCTTAAATTGTCAAGTGATTCAGCGTCTATATTTACAGGAATGTCAATGGTTATACCGGCATCCTTAACGGTCTGCTGAAGACCTTCAATCATCTCCTTACCCTTGTCCTTATCGATAACGCCTATCCTTACCCAGTCAGCTATTTCACCGGCCTTAGAGCAGGCGTCCTGATATAATTTGTTAAGTTCCTGAGGTGTAGGAGGAATTACCCTCGGTTTAATGGTATTGCCGCCAGAATATTCAACCTTACCCTGTATTGTAGGAAGAGGCTGAATAGGTGTAAGTTGTGTTCTGTTCTGAGAACGTCTCCAGGCTTCTTCTTCATCCTTAAGTTCCTGAATCTTTCTCTTATTTTCCTCTATCTGACTGTCTAAGTCTTTCCATTCGTCTGAAAGGTGTCCAACAAGCTTCTTCTGTTTCTCTAAAGCCTCATTCTGCTGTTCAAGGAGGTCAATCTCGTTCTTATAAACAGGTTCAGGTTTATTATTGTTATTGTTACCGCCGTTGTTATTACCGTCAGGATTATATTGAGGTATAGATGATGAAAGTCTTATCGCTTCTGCCTGTTTTTCTTCCATTAAGGTAAGCATACCTTCCATACCCTTATAGAATGAATCCATAGCAGCTTCACCCTGTCTCTTCCAGTAATCCTTCATCTTCTGAACGCCGGATGGAGTAAGTGAATATATACTCTGAGAATAAGCACCTGCCGTTGACTGCATCATAGTTGTGGTGTGTTCTACGTCTGCGTCTGTCAAGCCTGCCTTTTTCCAATCCCTTCTATAAGAACCTGAAGACATGAATGAAGACTGTCTTCCTTCTTCGATTTCAAGAGATTTCTTATATGCCTTAGCATATTCCTCTTGATACTGAGTCATCATTGCAGATACTTCTGCACGAAGTCTCATAGCCTTAATAACATCCTTTGCACGGTTAATAAATACGTTATCCGCATCGTTTACATCAGTAATAGCAAGATTAAGGTCGTCAAATTCATCTTTATGTTGTTTAATCCAAGTCTGTTTTTCTGCTTCTGATTTAAGTGATTTATACTGTCTTTCAAGTAATACGAACTTGGCAATAGTCTTACCTGATTCCTCATGAGAATCCTTTAAAGCCTTGTTGATGTTCTCCTGTGCTTCTGCTAAATCTTTCTGAACACCTGTATTTCTCTTACTTACAGCCAACCATGTACCTACTGCTGCGGCTACAGCAAGGACGGCAGCAGCAAGAAGTCCATACGGAGATGCCTTTGCAACAGCATTAAGTGCTTTCTGTGCAACGGTCTGGGCTACAGTCGCTCCTGTCTGAAGCTCTGTAGCTTTAGTCAATGCAGCTGCCTGAACACGCATTATACCCTGCATCAAGGCACTTTGTTTCTGGAGTGCATTAGTTACAGTTATAACACCGTTGAAACCTTTTTCAACGGCCTGTAATTTAGCTATAACCTTTACTAAATCGTCTGTGGATTTCTTACCGAGAACACCTACTGATACGATACCTTGAAGTGCACCAGAAAGAGCCTGTATACCTTGTTTGGCAGCATCCCAGTTAGCCGTATCTGAAGCAAGTACCTTAATGGCCTGCTGTGCATCCAAAACAGCGTCCTTATATTCGCCGGCGCACTTAGTTAACTCGTTTATTCTCTGAAGTGTCTGTTTGCCGATATCAGAATTTTTATCAGCATCTGATAAATTACGGTAATTTATAGTCAAGTCCTGGATGTCCTTAGTCATCTGGGCCAACTGTCTTCTGTAATTGCTGAGGTTTCTCTCAGCACCCGTCATTTTAGATAATTCTGAAATAAGATCCTTGGTAGATTTGGTGCCTTTCTGACCTAAATCGGTCATGGCCTTAGTAGCGCCTTTCGCTGTATCCTGAAACTGCTCGACCGCCTGTTGTCCTTCCTGTAAACCTTCTTTTAACTCCGATACGTCACTACCAACCCTTAATACTAATTCATCAGCCATTTAATCATTTTACATAAATTTTTCTTGAACTAAATTGCCTCTTTTCATCATTTCTTCAAGTTCTTTCATCTTTTCTCTCTGCTCTTTCTTATCAGATTCCGTAGATATTGAATGTATTTCGTTTTCTTTATCCCAAGGAAGCTCCATTATGTTTTCAACCTTATTAGGATTCTTATAAAACGCATTGCTCTGATACATGTTCCAGATATTATATCTTATAAGGGACTTTAACGTTATATCCGTCCATTTTATGTATTCCATGCACATAATAGCCTGGTTTACACCCATTTCATCAATAAAATAGCTGAACGGTACTATCCTGTATTCGAACACAAGCGTTTTCATCAACTCTTTAGCCCAACAAAACTTCCTTGCCCTCTGCTTGTCCGTCTGACTTATTTCCTCTATGCTTTTTTTTTATCTCCGCCAAGTACGTCATTCATATTGACGTTATCGATTACGAACTGAGCAAGACCGTTAAGCACCGTGGGATCGTCATTAAGCCATTCGTCGAATTCTTCCTTACTCAACCAGGCGTTCGTCTGCCATCCCTTCTTGGAACAAAGAACTACATAATAATAAAACCACAACATCTGGTTTAAACTTAAATGGTCGACTGACATTGGTTCATTGAATTTATTCTCGAATTCTACTAATGAATTGAATGTGAACCTTAACTCTACTGGCTCTTTTTCAGCTATTTTTACTATCATATTATTAATGGATTATATTTATCGCTATATATATTAATATAGAAAAACAGGCCTGTATTTTACAATACAGACCTGCTGCTTAAATGTTTAACCTGAATGTCTTAAGCTGTGAATTTAGCTTTTGTAAGGTTACCGTCACCCTGGAACTGTACGGTATAGTTACCATACTCGCCATCCTGTGAATTCTGTGTAAGAGATTCAATGAATACATAACCGCAAAGAGCGTATGTATTGGTATCGATAACTCTGTTACCGTCGGCACCGTCGTTTACATAAGAAAGCTTACCGTAAGTTGTGTCGTTTTCGTCTGGACCGCCCTGATAACCCTTTCTAAGACCATACCATATGAATAATCTGTTCTGATCTGTCTGGTTCTGAGCTCTTTCTTGCCAATTAAGGAATTCGTCCCATGAAAGTGTATGATCTGATGATAATGACCAGGTAACGTTACCAGGTGCTTTCTTACCATAAATGGAAGTATCCTTATCATTGATATCCTGAATTTCACAGTTAATAGAAATTGACGCATTTGTACCGAAAGCAAAGCTCTTACCTTCTGCATCAAACATCATAACGTCGTGCCCTTTGATACGGATATTGGAATTACTCATAATTTTATTATATGCATATATTTATATATTTTAAAGTCGTTTAATTAGGAATCGGATGTTCAACTTCGGAATTGAACGTCAAGGACTGCTCGTAAGCGTCCCTTACCCAGTTCTCTGAACATGAAACAAGCTCTACATTTACAAGCCTGATTTCATTGTCCTGGAACGTGTGCCATTCAAGCGCGAACCTTATTGCATCCGCTATGTCAATCGAACTTTTATAATCCTGTGAATATACTTTGATAGAGAACTGTACCCTGTCTGAACCGAAGTCCTTATTTGCCTTCATAGGAGATACAAGATCCCTTTTTATATTGATTATCGGATACGTTGTATTGATATCAGGATCACCTATAAGCAACTGGATGTGATCCGCACCACCTATAAGCGTCATAAGGTCCTGGTCTTCAACCAATACTTTATGTATCAGATATGTAGTCTTAATACTGTGTTGTCTCATTTATCATTCGTTATTAATTTTCTGTACCACCTTGGATATGTTTTCCTCAAAAATCGGAAGAGGATCCGTAATCTGCTGTTTTGCATTTTTAAAGAATCTTCTGCCTACTATACGTCCTAATCTGTGTTCGTTACCATTCTTATCAGTATAACTTCTTTCTTTTGTACCTTTTTCAAGGAACCTGAACCTGAAAGTCTTTGAATTCTTCCTTCCGGTACCCATTACATGTACCTTCTGATAAATCTCATCCTCATCGTAACGCTGCTGCATCTTCGTAATCCTTACAGCATCAAGTATGTTTTCGTCTTCATAATTATCGCCGGTAAACGCGTGGTTGTTATATGTCTTAATACCGGCCCTGGCATTTGAAATCGTCTGTTCTTGAAGCTCTTTGGCAACAGTTCTGATAGACTTTTTCAACGCCTTGTCAACTTCCTGCATAACCTCTTTTGACCAGTTAGCATATATTACGCTGAAATCATCGTTAACTATTGTCTTCATTATTCTTCTACTAATTCACCTATAATTACCTGCTGCTGCATCCCGGGATCCTTGTCTATGCTTATAACCCTGTAAAACTTATCCTTATACTTAATCTGACTTGAATCACATACAGGAACATAAATTCGACACACAAAATTTTTTACATAAGGTGTAGTGATTTCACCGTTTATAACCTGTCTGGAACCTGAAATATGACCTACCTTGGCCCTACACTCATAAGTCTTTGTCTGTGTCTCTGATATAACGCCTGTAGTTGATTTCGTCTTTACAAAATCATATATTTCAATCTTTTCGTTAAATAATCCTGCATATGCCATATTAAGTTCTGTTATTATTGTTATAATTACTTTTTTCATAAGAATAGTTCCTATACATATTACAAAGCATTTCGAATGAATGTGGAACTATTGTCATATTAACGCTCGAAATAGATTCCCTTGTACTGTAAACTGTACCGATCCATAGAAGAGCGGCGAATACAAGAGCCTGCGGTATTTTATGGTTATCGTCTTCAAGCAATGCGAGCGGCTGATCTATATACCTGCATACGACATCTTCAGCAGCATCTCCCAATGCCGTTAAATAAGTATCATCATCTGTAAAAACAGATTCAATATTTAAGTGTTTCTTTATGTCTGCAAGCGTCAAATATGTCATAAAAGAGTTTCTAAATTTTTTTGAAAAAAAGGGCGGCGTATTTCACACCGCCCTTCGGATATTAACGAAATAATATGATAAAAAAAGAACAAGTTGCCAGTATGTTTCAACCGACAATGTTATAATTAAGCACTAACTACTGTACCAAGTGCAAGTGCATCGCTTCTAAGAAGTTTTACATCATAGAAACCGCTAAGGATAACACCTACCTGACCGTTCTGTGCAAGCTGGAAGTCATCGAAGAATGTGATTTCAGGATTTTCCCAGAATCCAAACTGTACCTGGCTGAAATCACCAAGGATGAAGTTCTTACCAGTAAGGCTTGAAGTAACAACAGTGTCAAGACCGTCAACTTTACCGTTCTGCATGATCATACCAACGTTTGCAGTGCCCATAATGGTTGATTTGAATGCGGCTTCTGCACGAGGTGCTACAACGAATTCAGCGTTTCTGTATTTCTTCTCTCTAAGTTCTGCTTCGAAGTCACAAAGTTCTGCATAGTCAGATACTTCAGTAGCTGTAAGGTCTTTAAGTAAACCGGCAGGTTTGTTCTCAGTTGCAGCAGCGTTTGAAAGTAAAAGTGCTTCGATCTTCTCCCAGAACTGTCTTCCAAGGTCTTCTACAAGAGAATTTGTAGCAGCAGGAATAGCCTGAATAAGCCACTGTTTGCTGATAGTTGTCCAAACAGAGAATCTGTGTGGTGTTAATGTAATAGAATCGAAATTAGCTGTATATTCAGCTGCCATGCCTGTTTCACCTACGTGTGCGTCCTTGCTTAAAGTACCGCCTCCGAATACAGGAATCTGATAATTTCCGTTAAGGCCTTCCTTAACTCTAACTGGAAGTTTACCGAAAAGGTATTCTTCTCTAAGTGGCATGATGATCTCGTTAATTAAATCAACTGGAACGATATCTTCTCCTTCACCGGATTCACCTGTGATAACGTTAGCTCTGTTGATAACGATCTTTTCTCTTTTACCGCTATTGTAAGCATCAGAAAGACTTCTGATTAATGAAAAATCATTAGTTTTACTCATTTTGTTATCTATAGATATTTTTTTAAGATTATTTAAAGTTTCTTCACTTTCTAATTTTCTTGTAAGTTCCTCCATTTCAGCCTTTAAAGACAAAATTTCATCCTTATTTGAATTGAATTCCGTATTTTCGGCCTCATTTAATGAACGAACCTCAACTTTTGCGTTGTCGATAATACCAAGGTTTCTTTCAGTAAGCACTGAAATAGCGTCCTGATATTCTAATATTGTGTTATATTTCATGATATTACGATATATATATTTAATATAGGATCGTTTTTTACTAAGTGTTACTTAATGCTCTCTAAAAACTCATTTTTTAAAGTTTCAAGCGCATTTAATGTCTCGGCATCACGCGTTTTCTTCTCTTCCTCCTCGATTTCGGCCTTTGCTTCCTCGAATTCTGCTTCAAGATTCTCCTTATCCCTTGCTGATACCTCTGTATCAGGATAGGCTGCATGAACTACTATTGAGCAATCGAACAAATTGGAGATTTCTTCGATTTCCTGGATGATACTGTCACCTGAACGGTATCTCTTTCTCTTACTTGGAATGAACGCAAAGGAACACTCGAAAAGATTTCCGTTTCTTACGTTGAAAAGAACCTCGTTTCCTAAAGCTGTATCAGGTGCTTCGAATGAGAAATAAAGGCCTTCTTCTCTTAATTCAAGATGTAAAGTACCTTCACCTTTAACATAACGGGCAAGCATTCTTGAATTATCGTGGTCTATATTCATTATAACATCCTGATTTACAAGCATTTCTTCAGAAAGGGCGTTTCTGTTTATCTTTTCGATAAACCAACCTTTTTCGTCACGGAGCTCCCTTGAAGGTTTGTTGAATACAATGGCGAATCCTTCGATTAACCTTGAATCTTCTGACTGTGCATCCCTTGTGATGATACCTGTTGAACGAAATAATTTAGTATTCATATTATATTGTCTGTATCTATTTCTTCTGTTTCTTCTTCTACCATTATCTTTTCCTTACCGTCACCGTCAATGATATACCTGTAGGTTCTGTTACTGTTTATACCTTCTGGATTATACGCTTGGTCTGTATACCTTATATCAGCGAACCTAACTTTCATCTTCTTTTTCCTTTCCATCTTCTTTATTGTCTTCTTTATTGTCTTCCTTTCCGTCTATCTTATTGTCATTGATATTAGTATACGGAATGATAAGCTCGTCACAGTCTGGTCTTTCAGCAAAACCAAGCATCTTGCGGGACTCATTCACGGAAATGATACCGTTTTTAGTAAGAGTGGTAAGGTAATTAGCTGTATCGGCTTTTGTGGCGAACATAATTTTATCCTCGTCAAAGTCTATATAGTATTTGTCTCTCTGACTAGGGCGTATCAACTTACGGTTGAACTCTTCCTCAATCAAATTGATAAGAGGAAGGAGCGTATGGATAACCAAATCCATCTGTGCCTGCTCAATGTTGTTATACGTAGATCCTGTAGAGATGCCGAGTAATACGGGATTTATCGACAAATATCTCGCGATCTCGGTTATATTATACTGTCTTGTTTCAAGTGCCTGTGCTTCTTTCTGTGAAAGTCCTAAAGTCTTGACTTCCATATTATTACCGATAACGGCGAAATTACCGTTCTTGTTACCGCCTCTGAAAGCGTTGGTCATTTCATTGTAAATGTCCATCTTTGCCTCCGTATCAGAATAATCCTTGGTCTGTATGATATAATTAAGGTTACATCCTGAATCGTAAAACTGAAGAGCTGATTTATCGGCCGCTGAAGCAAGAGGTAAGACTATCTTGGCATAAGAAGGAATACTTATGCCTGACATACCGTCGATTGAATTCTTGTAAATATGGATTACGCTGTTTGAATCAAGCAACTTTTCACCGAATAACTTAGGTATCTTATAAAATACCTCCATTGTTACTTCGTTGGTGTATATTGCGTATGATCTAGGAGGACAGTAAATAAGTTCCTTTACGTCACCGTTAATGTCCCTTTTAATACAAGCAAGGCCGTTACCGTATACATAAACGTCGTGGATAAGCTGCTTGATGAAATTGAACTTTGTCATCCTTCCGTATTTCAACGCAAGCATTATAGGATGATTCTTAACCGGCTGCTCGTCTGAATATTGTTTAACAAAAATAGGGCAGGAACTTATGCTGTTTGATATCAATTCGATACCTCCGAAAAATGCTGATAAAGATTCAGGATCGTCCGCAAAATTATTTAGATTGAACGTTTTACCTGGCGGAGAATAATGATATTTACCTACCAATACTTCCTGAAAATCTTCTCCCTTTGTATTTTTGACCGTTACATTTAAATTTTCTTGTTTTTTCCTGGAAAAAATACCCATTTTAATGGTCTGGATATATTTGTGCACACTGTATATTAATAATATAGAACTTTTTTACTCTAAATGTCGAATTTTTAGAAAAGTGTCCTATATTATTAGTGTAAGTGATTAAACAGTAAGTAATATGGAAATCCCAGGAAACAAAAATTACAAGGTCCGTGTAGGTATCAAAGGTACCGATAAATGTTGGACATTCCCTAACATGATGGAATTTCTGAGTATGAAAAATTTCATCTGTATGAAATTCAATTGTTCTGAATCTGACCTTATTATAAGTTAAAATAAAGAGACTGAAATTACTCAGTCTCTTTTTTCTTTTCATCTTCAAAATTCATTACAAATAAGTTAGTATAACCAGCTACTCTTTCAAAATGATCATCAGGCACTAACTCTTCTTTTGTCTCATATCGATCAGATATTTTGAGAACTTTCACAGGACATAAAGATATTTCTACTCTAAATACATCCGGGAATTCTTCACTATATTTTTCTGACCATCTTTCTAACAATTCGTTTGTTACAAATTCCTTAATAAAATCTCCTATTTGTTCTTTTTTATTCATAACTCTTTATCTTTTATTATTTTTATATAATATAGTATAATTATACCATCCATTTTAACTGGTGTTCCTCTTCGTATTCCTCTTTTGTTAGAGAATCCTTGAATTTCTGTCCTTTCATATCAGCGTATTTGTGTATACCGCGGTGGCACGTTTTGCATACGGACATAAGGTTATTCTCGTTGAGCATCCTTTTATATATATGTTCCTCATTATCGTCAAAGGAAAGGAAAGCCTTGTGGTGTACATGTTCCGCTGGCACTATCCTGTCATGTGCCAGGCAGCACTCACAGAGCGGGTGTTCCTGGAGGTAAAGCATCCTCAGATCCTTCCATCTCTGGTCGTTATAATATTTCGTCCATTTTTTGAAAGAATCCTTTTCAGATGCCTTCTTCGGTTTTACACCAAGCTTACTTCTGTTTATTGTCGCCATTCTTCTTACCGGTATATATTTCGGTATCGCCGTTAAGCTGTCCCGTGGTATAAAGATACGTTCCCAAACTCTGAACGATCGTAATAACAGGGTCTATTTTGTTCTCGTCCAATAATTTACCCGGCTTTATATTATCCGTTGACTTAGGATGAATTATTACTACGTTATTGAACGCCCATGGTATAATCGGATTATATTCTATTATAACCTTTTCACTGAATATCAACCTTTCAAACTCCCTGGTAGGCTGCGTGAACGCGGATATACTCTGTGAGAAAGGCTGCATCTGAAGGCCCTTCTTCTCACAGTTGATAACGAACTGCGTTGCGTTCCAAGGGTCATAACCTATACTGTCTATCCTTGCGTGGTCCTTATAACCGAGAACGTCGTACATTACCCTGTCATAATCTACCGCGTTGCCTTCTATGAGGTTTAAATATCCGTTCGCTATCCAGTTCTTATAAAGGTCCCTGTTCTTGCTGTTCTTAAGTCCCTGTTCCGTCACGTATATCTGTGTACGGAAGATATACTTGTCACTTAAATAACTTCTCTTCTTGGAAGGCGGATAAAGGAAAGTGAAACAGGTAAGGTCGGTGGTGGATGAAAGGTCGATCGCACCCCAGACATAATCCTTGACCTCGTTGAGCTTATCGATATCAAGCTCCTGCATGGAATCTCTTACAAACTCAGGATCAAGCCAGCCGTTGTCGTCATGACAGAATACGTTAAGGTGCTTGGCCTTGAATTCGGCCTCTTCAAAAGGAATGTTCTTGGCTGTCCTGAAATCGTCCATTAAAGCCTTCAAGGATACCGTATGTCCAAGCGCGGGGTTAGCTTTAACCCATTTGTCAGTATCTTCCCAGTCGTCATCATCGTCAAGCTCATATAATGCACTGAACTGAGATTCGTCCTCGAAGTCACCTTCAAGTATCCTTATACAACCTTTCCTCATTTCGAACAAAGGATAACCGTCAAGAAGATGTCCTGCCGTGGTGATTATGATTGCAAGCGGGGAAGTCTGGAAACCCTGACCTGATTTTAATACGTCATATGATTTACTGTTTAATGCAGCGGCGAACTCGTCACATATGAACGTAGAAGGGTTTAATCCATCAAGATTCCTGTATTCATTTGGTTTAATAACGATAGCGGAATCAGTAATAGGCATCTTAATCTGATCCCTGTAAGGCTTCAAAATTAATCCTGTAGGATCCAGACTCTTACCGAACTTCTCTACATATTCGAAACAGATACCGGCCTGTTTGGTGTTGTTGGCTATAAGGTCTATTTCCTGACCGTTATTATCGTCCAGGAAGAGCTGTACTAAACATAAAGCGGCGGATAATGCCGTCTTACCCGCCTTTCTCGCTACGAAAAGAAGAACCTTCGTAGTTACCCTTGAATTGTCCTCGGTCCATTTGAAACCGAAAATATTGGCAAAAATCCACTCCTGCCACGGAAGAAGTACCAAAGGCTTCTTGTTGAATCTTTCTTTAAACTGCTTAAACTTCCTACAGAATCTAATCCTTTTATCTACATCCGAATAATCAAAATACATGTCATCCCTGCTGAATCTGTCCTTGAATCTCTGACATGCAAGGATAATGTTTCTTGAAGCAAGAATCTCACCGGTCAGTACCGCCTCGTTATATCTTATATATTCTTTTTCAAGATCATAATTAGTCATTAGAATTTCTGATACTGTCCAATATTTTTTGTGCGTCCTGCTTATCGGTATTTATTTTAATACGTGATTTTGAAGAAGGCGTAAAACCGAAACTGGCAATGATTTTATGAATATATGTCTGTGTGTTGAAATAAGTTGCCATTGAAGGAGATTTTACTTTTCCTCTCTGCTTGTCCTCTTTGTTTACGCCGTTCTGTTTTATGTCGTCAAGACATGCGAACATAACTTCAAGATTATATGAAAGCATATCAAGTGAAATTAAAAATTCCGGAGAAACACAACCGTATTTTTCTACGATTGCGTCTATACATGCGCCCATGTATTCCGTTACTCTTTTATCGTCGTTCTTGTATCTTTCTTTATATTCTTTCGTTGTTGTCATATTAATTTCTAAATATTTTTATTAATTAAACTAATTGTTTAAGTAAATTGTATATCTTATTGATAATCAATGTGTTATGATAAAAGGCCAAATGACCTAAAAAACACCGATTTTGTCTCTCGGAGAC